TCGATTAATAATTTTTAAAGGGAGCAACAAACATGAGCGAAGATGTCAAAGACTATACATCCGCCGATGGTGACGAAGGCAACACTCATTACAACGGTGTGCCATCCTCTTATGGCAAACGAGTTGAGATGCAGAACAAAATGCAGCCTAAATATTGTATGCCTGGCGAAGCTGGGGACGATATGAAAGGTGAAAAACGCAATGAGCAAGCTGGGCCGTAACGATGGCCACTCCGAAGAAAAGACCGGAGGATAAAGTCAAAACAGGCAGGCCGACTCTTTATACACAAGAGTTGGCCGATCTTGTTTGCGAACGCGTGGCAACATGTACGTTCGGACTTTCTCGTCTGTGTGAAGTCAATCAAGACCTTCCTGTTAAATCTACTATCAATCTCTGGCGCTATAAATATCCTGAATTTTCGACCCAATACGCACAGGCCAAGCTCAAACAGGCTGATTTATTGGCCGAAGAATGCCTTGATATCGCGGATGACGGCACGAACGATTGGATGGAAACCTTTGGGGAAGAGGGTGAGACGAATTACAAATTGAACGGCGAACATGTTCAACGTTCACGCTTGCGTATTGATACGCGAAAGTTTCTGGCTGCTAAATTATTACCCAAACAATATGGCGACAAGGTTGACGAGAAAAAGACTGAGGACAAGTCGGTTATCGAGATGTTGATTGATAAACTGGTGGAATAGAAATGTCTAATGTTGTGTCATTATTCGATGAGCTTATGATGTTAATTTGTGGATGCAATAACGACAAATATTTTGTTAATTATTCACATCATAATAAATTAACTCTGGTTTGCACCGAATGTTTGCATGGCATAGAAGGTTATAAAGTAATCAAGGATGAGTCTGCCAATGGATGAAACAAAGCTTATTGGTGTATTGAAATCGCTACCCTCATTTGCGAAAAACTTTCTTGTCATCCATGACAAAGCCGGTGTTGAGCGTAAATTTTTGATGAACCGGGCACAGTTGTACGTACATGAACGCCTTGAGGCGCAGCTTAAAGCAACAGGGAAAGTGCGAGCCTTAATTTTAAAGGGCCGGCAGCAAGGCGTTTCAACGTACGTGCAGGCACGATATTTCCACAAGATTGTAACGAAGCGTGGCAAGAAAGCATTTATTCTGACCCATTTGGCAGATGCAACGTCAGCCATTTTTGAGATGACGAAACGCTATAGCGAAAACGTTGATAACACGCTCTTCCCAAGTCCTGATAAAAAGAACGACAACAAGCTGATGTACGATGGTTTGGGTTCAGGTTATCGCGTGGGGACAGCAGGTAGTGCTGAAATTGGGCGGTCGATGACAAACCAGTATCTGCATTTGTCTGAATATGCATTTTACAAGGATGCAGCCCGTATTAGTCTGGGATTGCTTCAGACGGTTGCTGAAATGCCAGACACTGAAGTTATCAAGGAATCAACAGCCAATGGGATCGACAATGATTTTTATTCTGATTGGAAGGAAGCCAAGAACGGCAAGACACGGTATCAGGCAATCTTTGTGCCATGGTATTGGCAGGATGAATATTGTATCGATGATCCTCATTTTAAACCAAATGATGAGGAACAGAATTGGATTGACAGATTCAGTCAGAATGGCTTGCGCCCCGGCCATCTAAATTGGCGGCGAATCAAGTTACAGGATTTCAAGGGAGATGAGGATCAAAAATGCCGAAAGTTTCGGCAGGAATATCCTTTCACCGATGATGAGGCATTTCTGTCCTCAATTACAGACACATTCATTCATGTGGATGCTGTTGCCCGTGCGCGTGTTACCAAAGTTGAAAGTGATGCGTCACTCGTGATCGGTGTCGATCCATCGCGCATGGGAGATGATCGAATAGCTATTATCCGGCGGCGTGGTCGTCGGGCATACAAGCTTGAGACACATTACAATATTGATACGATGGAATTGGCCGGAATGATCAAGCGGATCATTGATAATGAAAAGCCCAAACGTGTCTGTATTGACTGTATCGGGATTGGTGCGGGTGTTGTGGACAGATTGCATGAGCTTGGCTACGGCAATATCGTCGTTGGCGTTAATGTAGCGCGTAAAGCCGAACAGCCACGCAAATACAAAAACGCTCGTGCGGAGCTTTGGGATCGTACACGCGACTGGTTGACGCAGGATATGCCGGTTGAGATACCGGATAGTGATGAGCTTCAAACTGATTTAACTGTCTTTGGGTACAAGTACGACTCAAGCGACAGGTTATTGATTGAGAGTAAGGATGATATGAAAAAGCGTGGATGTCTCTCACCGGATTGTGGCGAGGCACTGATGCTGACTTTTTACGGAGGGGAATATGTCTCAGAAGGTAGCTACCAGCCAAATCGGTTGCCTGAGAGACATGCGGGAATGTTGATTTAAAAGTTATCACTTATTTAAGTATGGATACTTAATAAATTTCAAAGGAATGACCATGCCCAAGCAGAACGAGAAAATCGCGCGGGAAGCGCGTATTGCGTATGAGAAATGGTACGAATATTTTAAGCAGAATATTGACCTATACCATTTGATGCACGATTTCGTGCTCGGTTCCCAATGGTCGGAGGAAGAAGAGGACGATATGATCAAGACATATCGGAAAGTCCCTCTGACCTCAAACAAGCTCGGCACCATGGCGAATGCATTGCTCGGTGAGCAACAGCAAAATACACCACAACTTCAGGTTGTGCCGATGACGGGATGTGATGAAAAGGTTGCATCATTACGTGAAATCATCACCAAAGACATTATGTTTTCAACGAGTGCAACTCTCGCCTATCAGGTAGCCGCAGGTCAGGCTGCAATTGGTGGTTTTAGTGCCTACTGCATTGGCACCGAATATGCCCACTCCAAGTCCTTCAATCAGGACATCCAGTATTTCTATTTCAAGGATGCAACCCGCTGCTATTGGGACGTGGGTGCTGAATCGATCAACAAAACAGATGGAATGCTTTGCGGTTATCTAACGCGCATGACGCGTAAAAAGTTTCGTAATGTGTATGGTAAAGATATCGAGCAGGCGATTCTAAAAACTAGCAGTATCACACAAACTAAAGAAGAAATAGCACTGGCTGTACAACCAGATCAATCAGGTAACCCCTTTATGTGGGCTGATGATGAGGCAATCACCATCATTAATCATTATGTCCGAAAGTACGAGAAAGACACACTATACAAACTTTCAAACGGGAATGTGTTGAATCAGGAAGAAATGGACGAACTGATCGAGCATTCCAAAAAGATTAATGCTCGCAATGCCGAACTGGATGCGCAAATGCAGATGATGGGGGGTATGGGTGACTCCTCACAAGTGATGGGCAACTCATCTGAAGACTTGGCATCTCAACTTACTCAAATGGGTCAACCCTCTGAAGCACCGCAAGGCACGATGAACATGACAGGCCAGATGTATAATCCGGAAGGATTTGGCATGAAAGGCGATCATGACATTTTGCCCCAGGATGAGGGTGTCGATGTGACATCAAGAAATCAAGATATGAAGATGTCAGACAGGGAAAGCCCCGACACCATGATGTTATGGGATGATGGTGAACCTGTTCGCATTGAAGAGAAACGACCATCGAAGAAGCATAAAATTATTCACTACCAGATTGCAGGTGACTATGAACTCGACAAGACAGAATTCCCTAGCGAACAATTGCCGATGCCATACGTTGATAATAACTCCTATTACAACAAGATCGGAAAGCAAATCACTCGATCCTTCTTTGGGGACTGTCGTGATACTCAAAGGTACATTAACTATTTGCGCACTCAATCTGCCTATATCCTGAAAGTTTCTCGTTATGACCAATGGATAGGTAGCAAAAAGAACGTTTCATCCTCGGACACCCAGCGCAACTGGCGTGACCCAACAGCTATACAAGGAATGTTGACCTATGACGAATCGCCCGAAGGGAATAAACCGGAACAAGTCCGTCCGCCCGAGCTTTCTCAGTCGCTTTTTCAACAATATCAGCTTGCGATTGAAGATTTATATACTTCTACTGGCTTGTATCCTGCTCGCATGGGAAATAATGGTGACGAGGCTTCAGGTGCCGCCATCGACGCCAGAACAAGACAGGGAAGTTATGCCACTTATGTGTTCTTTAACTCGATTAACCGTGCAATTGCAACCGGCGGCGAGATAGTTAATGAAATGATCCCACGTGTTTATGATACGGAACGCGTTTTGACCCTCATGATGCCCGATCAAGGAATGAAGAATGTCACGATTAATCGGGAAGCGGATGAATATGGCGAATCGATTGAAAATGATATCCGAAAAGGTACTTATCAGGTTCGATTGAAACCGGGCCCATCGTATGAAGGTCAGAAAGAACAAGCTCTTCAGTCATTACGCGATGTATTGCAGGTTGATCCATCTACATTCAATCTTGTAGCCGATCTTTATGCTGAAAATCTACCGTTAACCAATACGATCGAGATCAAAAACCGACTTAAAACGCGTGTTGATCCTCAGATTATTGAGGCGGGAAAAACCGGGGAAATGCCAAAGCAGCAAGGCCCCACACCGGAACAGGAGCAGTTGCAGGCGACCATGCAATTCCAGCAAGCCCAGATTCAAATCAAACAGCAGGAATTGGCATTGAAACAGAAACAGGCTCAATCCGATTTTGAAATTGAGCAAATGAAACTTGATATTGCCAGGATGGAACTCGCAGGCAATGTTGAGGAAAGCAAGATGCGTTTTATGTCTGAAACTCATCGTACAGAAGCGGATAAAGCAGTCGCACACGCTGACAATATGGTTAAGATTTTGACGCATCACGTTCAATAGTAAACTAACGTAGAGAGGGATTTCATGAGTAATATAAGCAGCATTGACGATTTGTTGATGGGAGTCGGTAATTCGCAGCAACCGACAACACCGGAGCACAAGGACAAAATTGAAGACAAAGCACAACCTGTGGAGGAAATGGATGAACATGGAGAAGCTGCGCCGGATGATACATACGATGATGATCAGCTTTCGAATGAAGATGATCAGTCTCGAGATAAGGATTCTGACGAGGAGGATGGCTATGTTAAAGAAAGAACTCGGGATGACAGAGAAGAAACTCCCGAAATAGACGAGTATGGAAATGAAAAGCCGCGTATGCCGCGTGGAGTGGAAGAAAGACTGGCACGCAAAGACCGTCAGTATCAGCAGGAAGTAGCACAGCGCGATCAGGAAATTGCACAATTACGTGCACAACTCGCCAATCAGGGAGCAAGTAAGGAAGTTCAGCAGGCTGTTAAAGACTTTAAATATGATGCGGATCAGGAGGCAGGTTGGGAACAACAATTATCCAATTTTGTTAAAAACACAGTTAATAATATGCACACTGAAGAGAAAACCAAACAGCGGCAGGCGCAAGAGCAGCATCAGGAACGAGAGTTCCATAAAAAGTTTACGCAAGGAATGGATCGATTTAGTGATTTCAGACAAGTCG